CTTCTGGGTCACATCCATGACTGAGTCTGTGGCATTAGCTCCAAAGGCGAAATGGGTGATGGCAGAGGGACAGGATGAGGGTCATGAGTTGGATTGGGCAAGTGCTAATATCAAGTCAATGGCTACTTTGAGATATAAGCAGACTGATATCGATGGCAACCCAGCTCCTCCTCCACAGAGGATGCAACCAGAGCCTCCTCCTACTGGGATATTAACAGCGGCCCAAGAGATTAATCAAGACATGGCAACCATAATTGGTATCTATGACCCATCACAGCAACTCCAAGGCAATATGTCTGGCAAGGCTCTGAATGGTCAGCAAATGCAAGTGGATTTGACCAATTTTGACCTCTATGACAATTTAACCAAGTCAATTTCCCATGTTGGCAAAATACTTTTAGATTTAATTCCTAAGATTTATGACACTGAAAGGGTTATGAGAATTATTGGGGATGATGGAAAGCCAGACCTTTTGACCATAAATGAGCAAAGTGCTGTGGGCAGAGTGCTTAATGATGTAACTGTTGGGCAGTATGATGTGGTCATGGAGACCGGCCCAGGGTACAACAGCAAGAGACAAGAGGCAGTTGATGCCATGATGCCTTTACTTGCCAAACCTGAGTTATTTAATGTGGCTGGAGACTTGGTGTTTAGGAATATGGACTTCCCTGGGGCTGAGACTATTGCTGATAGGTTGGCTGCCATGAACCCACTGAGCCAAATAGATGAGCACTCTGAGATTCCACCACAAGCTCAGATGATGATTAAGCAAGGACAGGCTCAAGTCCAGCAACTTACCCAGCAATTGCAAGCTATGCAACTGGCTATGCAACAAAGGCAAGATATTGAGCAAGTTAAGCAAACTGAGGAAACTAAGAGAGAGCTGATGAGGCAGACAGCCAAGGCTCACAATACAGAATCTGTGCTCCAAGCTAGGGTTCATGATGCCAATACCAGAGCTATAACTAGCCAAAACAGGGTAGAAATTGAGGCAATTGCTGATATGTTATTGCACCACATGGATACTGCTAGATTGGAAAGAGAAATCCAGATGAGAAATCAGGAGCAGTACACAGCAATGACAATGGCTGAACAATCTATTATGCCTAATCAGCAACAATAATTGACAGACTTATGATTTTGGGTTATATTGCCCACAAACCTTACTGGTTAGGTTAACCAGGCAAAATACTTGAGGAAACTCATGAGTGATAGACAAGCAAGTAATGTAATTACTTCAGAAAATTCAGGTGATTTTTATGCTAACAAACTTGGTTTAGCTGATTCCCCTAGTCCTGACCCTGCAGAGACTCCCTCACCAGAGGTTGAGCAACCTGAGCTGACAGAGACAAAAGAGGAGCAGAGTTTACCAGAGGCACAAGAGGAAACCAAACCAGCAGAGGAAAGTGTTAGAAAGCCCAAACTTGAAAAAAGGTTTGATAAAGTCATTAAGGAAAGGGAACTTGCCAGAGCTGAGGCTCAAAAGGAAAGGGAACAGAGAGAGACTTTAGAAAACAGGATTAGGGAACTTGAACAGGCATCTAAGCCCAAAGTGGCAGAAAATCCTGATAGAGAACCTCAACCTAGTGACTTTACTGATGCATTTGAGTATGCAAAAGCATTAGCAAAGTTTTCAACTGAAAAGGCATTGAAAGATAGAGATGTAGCTGAAAAGCAAAAGCAAACTCAAGCAGAGAGAGAAAAGATGATGACATCTTGGAACTCTAAGCTAGAGCAAGCTAAGCAAGAGTTACCAGACTATGAGGATATGATTGCATCTAGCGATGTGGTTGTATCAGATCAGGTTAGGGATGCAATTTTGGAGAGTGAGGCCGGACCTAAAATCCTGTATCACCTTGCAGAAAATCCAGAGGTAGCTGAAAAAATCAGTGGCATGTCTTTGATTAGTGCCTTGAGAGAGATTGGGAAGTTGGAGGCTAGATTTGACAAGCCTGTTGAAGCACAAAAGCCTGCTGTGAAAAAGAGCAATGCACCAGCACCAATTAATCCTATTAGAGGGGGTTCTAATGTTGAAGTGCCAATAGATTCAAATGGGAATTTTAATGGTACACCTCAACAGTGGAAAGAACTCAGGAAAGCAGGAAAGATTAGGTAAACAATTTTTAATTTTTAAAAGGGGTATTTCAAATGGCAAATAATTTGCTAACTATATCCAAAATCACCAATGAAGCGTTGATGGTTTTGGAGAACGAACTCACATTTTCAAGTGAAGTTGATCGCAACTATGATGACCAGTTTGCTGTGGTCGGGGGCAAAATTGGTAACACAGTCAATGTCCGCAGACCTGGTAGGTTCATTGGTACAACCGGTCCAGCACTAAATGTTGAAGACTTCAATGAGACTTCAGTACCAGTAACTCTTTCAACTCAGTTCCATGTGGACACACAGTTCACCACCGCTGATCTTGCACTATCTTTAGATATGTTCAGTGACCGCGTGTTAAAGCCTGCAGTGGCCGCAGTAGCTAACAAGATAGACAGGGATGGTTTAACAATGGCGGCTCTCCAAACAGCTAACATTGTTGGAACTGCTGGTACACCTCCAACAGGACTCATCACCTATCTAACTGCTGGTGCTTACTTGGATGCTGAAGGTGCTCCAAGGGATGGTCGTAGAGCATGTATTGTTGAACCCTTTACATCAGCAACTATTGTTGATTCACTAAAAGGTTTGTTCATGCCGCAGGAAGCGATTGCGGAACAATACAGAAAAGGTTTGATGGGTCGTGACTCAGCTGGTACAAACTGGAAGTTAGATCAAAACGTGGTTTCACAGACTTTTGGTTCTTACTCTGGTAACACACTATCTGCTGACACTACAGCTCAAGTTGGTTACCTCTCAACTGGTTGGTCACAATACTCCACAATTCAGATCAAAGCATCATCTTCAAGCACATTAAATGCTGGTGATGTGATCCAAATTGCTGGTGTCTATGCAACTAATCCACAAAACAGACAGGCTTATGGCTCTGGTAAGTTGCGTAACTTTGTAATTCAGTCCACAACAACAGTTGGAACTTCAGCTACAAACATCACAGTTTCTCCAGCAGTTATCATTGGTGGTCAGTTCCAGAACTCAATCATCATTGGTTCTACTTCTACTACAGCAGTGGTTACACCTTTCAACAACACTGGAACACTATCTCCACAGAACATGCTTTTCCATAGGAATGCATTTACCTTGGCGGTAGCGGATTTGGAGTTGCCAGAGGGAGTCCACTTTGCAGGCAGAGCATCTGACAAAGAAGTTGGACTTTCCATGCGTGTCGTAAGGCAGTACACCATTAACAACGATTCCATCCCTACAAGGTTGGATGTGTTGTATGGTTGGGCACCGCTCTACCAAGAACTTGCTTGCAGAATCGCGGAGTAACCCATTAATTAAAAGGAAACTGAAAAATGAGTAATCCCGGACCAGCAACCACAGTCACAGCACATCCACAAAATGTAACCACTAATCAGGCTTTGCGTTTGATTGGTGTTGCCAAAGGTGTTAACCTAAATGCTGTGGCTTTCACACCAGTACCAGTTGTTAATTCAACTGCTTATTTGCCCAAAGAAATGATTGTTACCAATGTAAACAATGCAGGCTCTGTAGTTTCATTGTCAACAACAACAGCTTTAGGCATCACAACCACAAATGCTGGATCACCCTCTAGCTTGTTTGGTGCTTTGACAACTGCACAAATTTCTGCATTGTCAACAGCAGTTTTAGGCACAGCTTATGTTGACTCTAGCTCAACTAGCTTGGCTTATGCTAACCAAACTTTATATGTTGATGTAACAGTTGCCTCTGGTGCTACTGGTACAGGTGATGTATATGTTTATGGCTATGACTTTAGCTAAAAAAGCTAAATAAATTGAAAGGGCTACTCCCAAAAGGGGTAGCTTTTTCTTTTTTAAACAGTACAATTTAATAATCTTAAAGGAAAAATCATGCCCTCAACCACAATATTGCGTGGAAATGTAAATGCATATTTCTTAGCAAATCCCTCACTCACCCCATCAGCAGTAACTGGTACTTCAGCATCACAAAGTTTTACAGTACCTGGTCTTTTGACAACTGATGTTACCAATGTTTCATACAATGGTGGTGCTCAAACAGCAGGCATTGCAATTGCAAATGACTATGTTTCTGCTACAAACACTTTGACAATTCAATTTGTGAATACATCTGGGTCTTCAGCAACTCCAGCATCAGGTTCATATTTGGTTGAAGTGCTCAGGAGTGACGGCCCCATAC